GAGCCCGATTTTTGCGCCGAGGCCGGCGGCTTCGGCTTTCGATAACTTGCCGAACGTGTCGCTCATCTTGAGTAACGCGGAGATCGGATCTTTCGACCCTTCCTCTACGTCTTTCATCGACAAGCCAAGTTCCTTGAGGAACGGCAAGAGGCGGCCTTTGCCTTTGGTCGCGATATCCTGCAACCCCTCGTTAAACATATTGAGGGACGAGGTAAACGCGCCCTGTTGACCGTCGGACGCGACGACGGCCAACTCCCATGAATGCAACTCATCGACGGCCACGCCGATTGCGTCGGCGGCGTCGGCCATGTTATCGACGAAATCCGCGACCTCGAACGTCATCGCGGAGATCGCGCCAATCGAGAGGACGCCGCCGAGCGCAGCGCCGAAGCCGTACGCCATCTTGAGGAGGGAGCCGCCAACCATCTTGGCGGCCTTGTCCGTCTCGTCGAGATTCTTTTCGAGCTTGTCGGTTTGCCGATCCGCTTCCTTGAGCCCTTGTTCGAGCTTCCGGGCATCCGCGTCGAACAGGTAGAAAAAGGTTTCAAGGATTGCCACGGGTTCACCTCATCGATTGTGCTGTTGCTTTACGTGTTGTCCGGCGAGCCATTCGTTATAGCGGGTCGTTGCAACAACCTCGAACATATCGAACGCATCCTCCAACGTGTAGACCGTTTGCAACTCGCGCAAGGTTGCTAGCTTTTCCGCGATAATTGCTGCAATGAGTCCGTCAACGTTTTTGAAATCAACGTTTGGCACTTCGCAACGATAACCTCGAAGAAAGTCGAGACCTTGCCGTTCCCGAAAAAACTGCAATTGTATTCGAGCATCGCCGCCTCCAATCGCATTAGCGCCTCGAAATCGGGAACGTGATTGTTGACGAGCGCGCGGGTCGTGAGCATGAGCGCCGGGCCGCCTTCGGCATTCGGAACGCCGACGTACGACAAGAGCTTTAGCATGATCTCCTCGTTGACCTTGTAATCGCCGAGCTTGGGGAGCGCGCTCAACGGGTATTGGGTCACGATCTCGCGGCCTTCGACGGCCGGGAATTTGTGCAACACGAACGTTTTCTCCGAACCGTCCGCGAGGGGTATTGCTTGTTCCTTGGGCTGCAACATTGGGGAGTCCTTTATCGAAGCTCCCGCCCGGGTTGGGCGGGAGCGGACGAACGCGCGATTAGTTGCGCGTCATGTTCTCGAACGCGAACGCGAACGGCTTCGTCTTGAGGCGGCCAGCCGACGCGACGGGCTGCGTGAGGATCGCGTCGGTGATCTTGCCTTGATTCAGCGTCAACGAACGACCGTCGGGGTAAACGACGGTCATCGTGATTACGTCGCGCGCGGAAGTCTTGCCGCGACCGACGCGATTCGCTTCCGCCAACACCTGCAAATTGCGGTCGTCGTCGGTGTTGGGAATGACGTTCAGCGTCGGAGTGATCGGGTTCGCCTTCGACCATACGACCATATCGCCATTGAGCCCCATCGCTTTATCCATGATTTGCTGCGACGGGGTGTCGAAAGGATCCGCGTCGTCTGCAAACTGCGTGAGGCTGATTCCCTGCGGGAACGTCACCGAAGCGCGCAGCACGACGCGAATGCCAAAACCGGAAATATCTTGCATGACTGCGGCTCCTGTTAGACGAGGGAATGCGTACCCTCGACGAGACGAATTGCGTCGTCTTTCGAGTAGATGAGTTGATAAACGGCCTTGTATTCCTGCGTGCCGCCCGGCCCGGCGTACGCAACGATGGTGGCATCGACCCAATAGCCGATATCCTGCACTTGATGCCACGCGAGCGGGTCGTTCGTCTGTTGCGAAACGAACAGCTTTTGCGCCTGCGTGAGCGTCTTGCCGACGGAAATCGTGCCGTTGTTGAGGGCGGCGTCAATGCCTTCCTGAATCACGGCGAGGATTTGACCGCGCCCGGCGGCGTTGGCGGGAACGCGATTGCTCGAAAGCAAAAGCGACATGAGCGACACGCCGACGGCATCTTTGAGCCATTGCTCATTGGCGTACACGTTCATATCGAGCGGGGCCGACTGCGGACCCATGAGCAACCCGCGTTGATAGAACTCGATAACCTGCCCGGCGGTCTGCGTGCGGCCGTAGTAGTTCACGCGGGCGGCGTCGAGCGAGTCGGAGTCGTCGTCGGTGATGACGCTCGCGGTCACCCCGCCAAATTGCTTGAACATGTAGTTTACGACGGCGTTCGTCTTGCCGTAGTCCGTCGCCGCGAGTTGGATCATCGGAATGAGTTCCGGATACTCGGTAACGATGGGCGACAACGTGATCGCCGTACCCGCGAAGCCGATCAACGCCGCCGAGGCGATGAGGGCATCGGTCACGGTGCGGACGGGCACCATGTATTGATACGTCACGTTTTCGGCGGCATTGAGCCCGGCGAGGAGACCGTGTTCGTCGAGCGTCAGTTCGGGGATAAAAGCGAACGAACCGAAGTTGTTCGAGGCGTTGATGCTGGCCGCGAACGCGTCGCCGACTTCCTGCGCCGCGACGCCCCGGGTAAACACCGCGCCCGCGCCGTCGGTCCACGCGAGCGCGGTCCGGAGATCGTTCGGGCCGGCACCGGCCGGGGTGAGCGCCACGGTTGCGCCGTCGATGACTCCCGCGTTGAAGTTGAACGCCGCATTCACCGCATCGTACGTGACGGTCGAGGTCGCGAGGTGCGGATCGGCGTCGGCGTTCAACGCGGTTTGCAGCGCGGCGGCCACGTCGGCGAGCGACGCGGCGAGCGAGAGATCGATCCCCGAGACGGTGACCGGCGAGCCGTTGAAATCGAACGTCAGGACGCCGGCCGTTGCGAGTTGCAGGTTCGCGAGCGAGGCGGCCGGGCCGCCGCCGAAAATGGCCGCCGCCGCGCCCGCCGGAGCGTAACGCGAAAACGACAGACGACGCGCCGAGGAAATGGCCGGGCTCGTATAGCTGAAATAGAACACGGCGCGGAGGTATTCGGGCGAGGAGGTGCCGAAGTATTCGCCCACGCTTGCCGCGTCGGTGAACTCCAACGCCGACGCCGGATCGATGCGCGGATCGCTGGAAATCAATCGGCCGATGAGGTCACGTTGCTGGACGCCGGAGGAACCTCCAACGCCGCTCACGATGCGAACGTATTTGCTAAAACGGATGGACATTGGAAACTCCTTAGACGCGGTTGATGATGACCTCGCGACTCACCACCGGGGCGAGCGTGTCGGTCGTGGTGTTGCGATGCGTGAACGTTACGTCGAACGTCGGTTCCTGTTGGAACTCCCCCTCGTCGTTGTTGCTATACCCGCTCCGAATGTCCCCGATCCGCAGGACACCGACCCCGGCCGACCGGAGCGAGATTAACACGGGGTCAGACTGTAGCGCCCGAGCGGCGGCCTTGAGGTAATCGGCCGGGGTTAGCTCGGAATCGTTGGCCGGATCTTGCGGCGCGCGGGCGCTGAATTGGAACGTCGTTTCGAGTTGCTCCGACTCGACGTAATCGAATTGTTCGAGGATCTCGTTCCATTCTTCTTTGCGCTGCGGCGAACCGATGCGCTTGTCATGGAGCTTGAACAGAAAGAGGCCTGCAACCGAGGGCACGCCCTGTTGCGTCGGTTGATACGATTGTTTGACCTGCAACGTACCGAGCCCATAGCTCGGCGCAGCGAGGCGCTCGAGGAGGGCGGCGCGTATGGTGATGATGAGTTCGTTATCGAGCATTAGCCGACGCCTTGCGTGATATCGATCCCTAACACCTCGACCCATCCATCTTGCGCGAACCACGGCGTCACGGCCTCGACCTTGTACCGCCGACCGTTCCACTCGAACTCATCGCCCGAGCGGTCGCGCTCGACGCCGAGGATCGAGCGGGGAACGAACCACGTCACGTAGGACCGCGAATAGTCGAGCCCCATCGATTGAAACCGCGTGCGCGGGACGGCTTGCACGCTTCCGAGCGTGACCGCGACACCGGGCGCGAATACGGTCACGTCGCGACCCGTGGCCGACGTGGTGCGCCCGGTGTCGGCGTAGTACGTGACGGACTGCGACGCGATCATCGTCAACGCTTGCGAGAGTAGATTCGCGCCCGGGATCATCCTTTCACCTCGACAACGTTCGTCACGCTATTGACTAGAACCGCCGTATCGACAAGCGGTTTCGTGAGATTACCCGTCGTTTTCTTGTCTTTGTATCGACGACGCCGGGCGGCCACGGTTGCAGGCTGCAACGGCGGCGAGTCGATCTCGGAAATTTTCTTGCGAATGTCGCCGGCCGCAAGCTGGCCTACGGCGTCCATGACTTGATGCGGGGTGAAGGTGCCGCGCGCGATTGCCTTCGCGCCTTTACCGAACGCTTCGGTCCAATGCTGGCCTTGCTCGTTCGCGGTCGTTCGCATGAAAGGGCGCGGCGGGATGCCGCCCTCGGCGTACCCGAATTCATGGACGGCCGCGACGTAAGCGACGGGCGTTCCGTCGGGATACTTCGCCGACTCGAAAAACCCGACCTTCCCTTGCACGTTGGAAAGCTCTTGCGCGGCAACCTGCAACCGCATCGAATGCTCGCGCTTGCGGATCGCCTTACCCATTAGAAAATGCCCCCGGCCTTGCGGATGGCTTGCCGCTCGACCGAACCGCCGACAGTCCAACCGCCGGCCGCGTGCGAGGACAAAAGCGCGACGAGTTGCAACCCGTACGGCGTGCGCAACAGGAATGCGCGCCATGCGCTCGCGTTCGTGGGGACTTGTGCGGTAACGCTCACCTTGTCGATGGTGGCGCTCGTGATGATGCCGACGCCCGGGATCATCCCGGCGGCGTCCGGCGTGTAGATCATGGCGAGGTGCGCCGTCATGAGGTTTAACGCGAGTTGCAAGCAATCATCGCGGAACCAACAACGGTCGTACGGAAAAACGAAGCATTCCGCCATCGCGAAATACCCCGACAACAGCGCGTCGGGGTATTTCGTTTCGTCTGCGAACTGCGGGAATTGCGCGCGGAATGCCGCAACATCGAACGTATGTTTTGCCATTTCCGCGCGCCTCCCGTTGATTGCTGTTCGCTTACTTGCCCTTGCCGCTCTTGCGCCCGGTGTCGGCCGTCGAGGGCTTCGGCTCGCCGTCGTCGCCCGAGGTGAAATCCTCGGTCGTCAACTGGCGGGACTCATCGCCCGGGATCATGCCCTCGCTCACCACCTTTTCGGGATCCTTGTTGGATTCCTCCACGGCGATGAATCCGTTTTTCTTGTGCAACTGGAAAACCGAATTCTGTTCGAGGTACACGAGTTGTTCGGGCGTGATCTCGGTCACCACGCCGCGCGGCGTGACGAACGCCCGGTCGGCCACGCCGGTTCCGCCCTTGATGAGTACGCCCTCACCTTCGGGAACGGGGAGATCCGCGCCGCCCTTCCCGTAATTGGTATACAGGACGGCGGCGGCCAGCGTGGAAAAGACGTAAAGGTGTTTCGACATTGTGGCGGTCCTCGGTTAGATGCCGGTCCGACGCACGACGGCGTACGGACGCTTGAGCATGACGCCGGCAGTCGCCGACACGTAGTCCTCGACGTAGGCTTTCGCCTGCTTTTCGGTGCCGAGCATTTGGAATTTCGCGGGCACGACTTGGATCCATGTCCGCGAATCGTCGCTCGCGCCGTCCTCGACCGCATCGGCGTACGCGTACAACACGTTCGCGCCGCCGTTCGCGCCGTCGAGTTCCGGAGCCGACTCGACACGCACGTTCGGATACGTGCGCTTGAGCCAGTCCTCGACGCTGTTGCCGAACTCGCTCGTCACCGAAAGGTACGTGACGACGGCGTTCGGCAATGCGAGGGTGATCGGCGTTTTGCGGGTATCGACCGCGCCTTTCGTCTGCGCCTGCAACGCGGCGAGCGTGGTACGAATGTCCGCCGTGATTTCGAGGAACGTTTTCGTCGCCCATGTCGGAGTGCCGGCCGCGCCGTTCGGAACCGACACGTATGCCGGGAGCGAGGGGTCGTTGAGGAAACCGTACGTGCGGTTATTGCCGCTGTTGAAGCCGAGGAAACCGATCCGGTTGCGGGCGATTTCCAGCGACACGGCGGCCGCGCCGCGCTTTTCGGCGGCGGTGTTGACGTTCATCCGGGCGGCGCGCGCTTCCTCCAACGCACCGACGCGCATTCCCTGTTCGAGACGAACGACGGTACGGCGCTCCCACGACGGGTTCCACGAGGAAAGCGGAATGTTCGTGTAATCGCCATACGGAACCGCCATGCCGGTTGGCTCCAACACGCCTTGGACGACTTCCTCGTCCTCCCATGAACCGGAGGTCGAAATGCCGATGAGGGTGTCGATACTGCGGGCGGCGGTGATGGTGCGGACGAAGCCCGGCAGCCAGTTTTGGAGGAACTGGATCGGGGTCGCGGCCGACGCGGGGAACATGGTCGGTTGCAATTCGTCCATGCCGAATGCGGCGGCCTGCGCCGCCATCATCCGACGTACGTCGCCTTCGGTGAGGTTGATGCCGATTGCGGCGAGCGATGCGAACTCCGCAACCGCCGCCGCATCCATCGCGAACGGACGGACATTCCGCCCGGCGATGGCGCTGCGCTCTTTGCTCTTGTTCATGACTCGTGATCCTTTGCGGTTGGGGATGGGTTACGCGGTGACCGGGAGCGGGCCATTGAGCGCGACGATTGCGAGGCCGACCCCACCCGGAGCGGCGGTCGGCTCACGCACGACGACAGCACCCGGGATGATGGTATGACTCGCGGCGGGAGCGGCACCCGGTGCGACGGGCACGAGGACGCCGGTCGCATCTGCGTACGACACTTGATCGCCCACGTTCGCAGCGACGGCGAACTCGACGAAAATGCCGGGCGTATGCTGCACGAACTCGCCGATCTCGCCGTTCGCGAGCGCGAGGTTCGCCGCCAGCGTGCCGCCGGCTTCGGTGCCGCGATTGGGGTAGACCTTCGGGTTCGCGAGGATGCCGCAAAACACGAGACCCGCGCCGCCCGCCTGCACCGTCTTTGCGTGCACGCCGACGGGCGCGGTCGAGGCGCTCACGTAGCAGAAAGCGCGACCGACGACGTTGTTCGCGGCGTCGCCACTGTTGAGGACGCCGGGGGTGCCGTTGAGCGGCCCCTCGAACGCGAGTTCGCCCACGATGCCGGCGGCGATATCGGTTGCCACTGTTGACTGAAACATGATTACTTCTCCTCGCCGTTGAGGTATTTCGCGACCGCACCGTTCGGCGCGGCATCGGTTGCGGATGCGATGGGCGTCGAGGCCGCACGGCCGGCGAGGTAACCATCGAGCGTTGCGGACTCGCTACCCTTCGCGGGCTTGAGTTCCAGTTTGTCGCACGCGTAGGCGACGACCTCGGCGCGCGTCATCTTGGCGTGATCGAACACGCCGATATGCGGCTTGACCTTTTCGGCCAGCGCATCGCGCGCGGCGACCTCGCCGATGACGTTGCGTGCACCGTCGGCGGTGAGCGTCGCAAGCTGCGCGCCCATCGTGTCGATGGTCTTTTGCATCGCCGAGATCTTGTTCGCCGAATCGATGGACGCGGCGAGTTCCTTCGCCTTGGCATCGGCGGCCACGGTTGCGGCGTCCTTCGCCTTGTCCGGATCCTCGCCGGCATCGGCCGGAGGCGCACCGACCGCAGCGGCCGGCGGATCCTTCGCCTTGTTCGGATCTTCACCGTCGGCGGGCGGAGCCCCGTTGCCGGCCTTCATCGCGGAAAGTTTCTCGATGAACGGGCCGAGCTTTTCGAGCATGGCGGTTGCCTGTTCGATGGTCAGCTCGCCGCCGCCCTCGTCGTTGCCGCCCTTTTCGTCTTTGTCGGACATTTTGAAAACCTCTTTGTTGTCAAGCGTGATGTTGAAATGGTCGAGGACGGCAACGTCCGGACCCATGCGACCCTCATCCACTAGGGCGAGGTGATTCCCCCTCACTTGGCGTTGCACCGCGTCGTAAGGGATTCCGTTCCAGTTGCCGGGCGTCCAATCGTAGACGCATCGGTAACCGAGAGATAATTCGCGTTTGCCGCTCGCGATGACGTTCGCCATCGCTTCCGAAAACACCTTGAGATTGCCGTACACCGTCCCGTCTTTGTAATAGACGTTTTCACCGATGACACCGTGCACGCCCTTTTGCTCCGCCGGCATGAGACCGTCGTCGGCGTTCCCCAACATCGTATGGTCATCGACCCAAGGCACGAGCCGGAACGAGGCGAGGCAATCGGGATCCGAGAGTTCCTCCGGGGGCCGGAGGACGGAATAAACCCGGTGAGGGTCGGGAGCGTTGGGGAGGCCGGAGTAAGGGAAAACGCCGACTTTCGAGAGGGGATTGTCGCGGACCTCATACCACCCGTTGAGGTCGGAAACGCGCGCGGAATCGGCTTTATCCATCGCGAAATGCGGTTGTTTGGTCACGGCTCGCTCACCCTGTCCGGTCGGCCGGCGGTCGTCCTAGCGTACGGCCAACGGTTCGCCACGTCTATTCCTCCCCGAAATCGAGGACCGGGCGCATCGTGCACCGGCAATTCGGAGCCTGCCCCGGGATGCCTCGCTCGCCGGTCCGTTGGTCGATGACGGGCGGGTCATCGAACGAGTAGACGTTGCCGCTCATGTCGATATGGTCTTGCCGGGGTTTCTGCGAACCGCCGGTATGGATCCACTCGAATTTGGTCACGCCCAAACCTTGCATTCGCGATTTGTTGATCGCGTTGTACGCCTTGCGGGTTTGGTCGAGCGCGATGTTTTTCGCGCGCCGTTCGGTGATGCCCTTCGCATCCTTGAGGTATGGATCGAGATCGGCGAGGCCGTTGCCCGACGTGATCGACCGCATGACCGCGCCTTGTACGCCCTCAAGGAACTTTTGCGGTATCGATTTGATGAGGCCGACATTCTCCGCAACGCTCGCGGTGATGGTGTCGGCAATCGGGCCGCTCGTTAGAACGTCCGTCTTGAGCGTGATGTTGCCGGAGATATCGCGGAGCGAGTTGCGCAAGCCGGTTGCGCTGTTCGTCTGCACCTCCTCGACCATGCTTTCGGAAATCCCTTTCGCAGCGCGTGCGAACAGCGCCGAAAAACGATTGATGAGCGCGTTCGTAAGGATCCGCGATTGTGAGGCGATGCTCGCGTCGGTTGCGACGTGCGACTCGACCGCGACCGGGGACTCGAACAGGCGCACGAGTTCGACCCGCGTCGCCCGGTACATTTCGGCGATGAGCTTTTGCAGTTGGCGGTTGTACCGGGCCGCAGCGGTCGGCGGTAGCCGCAACGATGCGCCCTTGACGATGGACGATCCCGCGCGTTGCGCCTTGGCAACACGACGCGGCGTCGGCCGGACCTTACGCATCGACGAGGATCTCGTAATCGGATCCCGTGTAATCCCCTTCGACCAACTGCGGAGGAACGCCCGCCTTGAGCGCGGCGGCGAGCGAATGATGCCCGTCGATCACGATCCGGTAACGCTCGCCGGCTTCGGTGACGAACAGCGGCGAGACCTGCACCACGTAATCGGCGGCGAGGATCTTTTGCTCGACGATGGACGGATCGACGAACTTTTGATTCGACACGAGACGGACAGGATCCATCGCATCGCGCGCGTCGGCCGGAGCAACCGGGCCGGGTGCGGCAACGCCGGGCTCGCCGGTCGTCGGCAACGGTTCGTCGTCGGTGATTAGCACGAGGCCGTGATACCCCGACTCCCGATCCTTGGAAAGCCGCTCGCGCACGTCGTCGCCCGAGATCGCGCCCGCCGTGACGAGGAGGTTGTCGCGGTCGGCCTCGATCTTTTGCACCTCCGCAACCTCTTTCGCGGTCGGCGAGTCGAGCGGGTTCCATACGACCGACGTTGGCGTGATGGTGCCGCCGTTGCTCGGCGCGATGATCGAACGCATCACGCAAACATGGTGGCGCTCGACTAGCGGCGTGAGGTCGTGCGTCTGTATCGATTCGAGTTCCTCGTGATAGCTCGCCTCCTCGTATTCGCCCGTGCTGTTGAACCCCTTCGGAGCCGTGCCGAGGAGTTTCGTCGCCGGCACGTTGGCGGCCGCTGCGACGATTTGATACCCGGTCATGATGATGGCGTCGAGGTCGGCGAGCGACGTGTCGAACTGTTGGATCTCGTCGCCCTCTTTGTCTAACACCTTGATCGCGAAGTTGTCGCGATAGTCCGCCCACGTGCGGAGGTTGGCGTCGAACTTTTCTTTGTCGGCGAACGCTTCGGCGGTGTCCGTGGCGAACGTCGTCGTCCGTTTGGTCATCGCCAGTTGTGGCGCTTCGTTCGCGGTGCGCTCGGCGTTGTAAACGCGTTCGAGGATGAGTTGCGGGATCGGCTTGCCGCCGTAGAGGTATTGAGGTTTGAGGAGATCCGGAACCTCGCCCGTGCGGAACAAGACGAGGTGCGAACGATGGTATCGCTTGCCGGCGATTGTCCACCATGTCGGCTCGTAAAAATTGATCGACGCAGGATCCGACGCCGACGCTTGATCGAGTTCGGGGGAGATCCAATAGGGGTCGAGTTGAACGATCCCCTTGTACGACCCGGGGGTGATGGCGTCGGGGTTGAACGGATACTCGTAAAACTTCGGGTCGGTCGATTCGATCTTGAACAGCGCGACGCGGATCCCGAACACGCGGCCCATACGAACGAAGTCGAGGAGGTGATCGTTCAACTTGAAACGTTCGTCGGCCTTGCGGATTTGCTGGATGATCTTTGCATCGACCTCGCCGCCATCATCGGCCACGATCTCGAAACCTTGCCGCGCCGCATCGCGCGCAGGCATCGAACAAGCCTTGTCGATGAGCCAGTGTTGCGACAACAGCGCCGCGATTTGATGGCCGATAAACCCTTGCCGCAGAAAGAAACCGAGGAGCGCATCGCTCACGTACGGTTGGCCCATCGAATACCCGGCCTTGATCGACGACCCGGTTGCGCATCCATCCATGCCGCCGGCCGCGTTCGACAGGGGCGCGAGGGCCAACGCGCGTTGGAGTATGGCCTCGGCGGCTCGCAAGCCGACGGGCTCGCGTTCCTCGACGCGGCGTTTCTCACCACTGGCAAAAAAGGATGCGCCAATCTTGCGCACCGTTTCGACGACCGCACCGCGCTTTATTCCGAACATGCCGCCGCCCCTAGTTGGAGAAAAATCCCCCGCGCTTGGGCTGCGGGGCGTAGCAGATCATAACGGCGTCGGCAAGGTTTGGCGAGCGAGCCCCGTCCGGTGCCTTGTCGATGAGGATTTTCCCGGCACCGTTGAGCGAATAGGTCGGGCGCGATAGCTCAACGGTGAGCTTTGCCAACGCGGCCGGGGACAGGTCGGCCGACGACAACGAAATGATCTCGTCGGGGTTAAACGCTGCGCCCTTGATGACCGCTCGGTACGTGCGTTGGAATCGTACGCGCAGGTTCCACCATGCTTGCGCCTTGGCGTTCGCGAAGTAATCCGCATTCGTGCGCGCTTGCTTGTCGCGTATCGCATCCTCGACCGCGAGCGGGATCGCCTTTTCGGGATCCACGACCGCACCGGATCCACGGAACGGAAGCGCCTCGATCTTGGGTAGCTTGTCGATGGCGCGCGCTTCGTTCAATACGCGCGCGTCACCGCGTACGCCAGCGCCGAGGCCGTCGGAGTCGAAATAGAACAGCGACGAGCCGAACGCTTCGCACTCTTGGAACGCACGCGCGACGGTTCCGAATATGTCGTCGCCCTTGCCGCTCCATTCACTCAACGAATGCAACACGACACCATGCCGACCGGCGAACGCGTTTTGATCGACGCCCTCATCGGCCACGTCTAGCGAGCCGAGGCGCTTGCCGCTCGGGGTGATCTTGAGTTTGAGGTGAGCATCGACCGCCGCTTGTATCCATTCGTTCGGGATAACGATGCCCTCGACGCTCGCCGAATAATTGCGGTCGATCTCTTGCGCAACGGTGACGGGATCGAGCAACTCGCATTGTTCCTCGTACCATTGTTGATCCTTGCGCGGATCGTCGCGCCAGTCGAAAACGAACACGTCGATTTTGCCGGCGTGGCGCTTGATGGCGAACGGGTTATCCATGCCGGCAACGCTAGATGCGTCGATGCGGCAATTCGTCGTGGCCGACAACGACGCCTCGATCAACTGCGGCCGTTCGAGGTGCGCGGACTCATCGACGAAATACAACGACGTTCGGTCACCGCGACCGATGTTGTCGCCCGCCTCGCCGGTCATCGCTGCGCCCGTGTTGGGGAACGTGAGGCGCATATGCGTCCCGTGCCGTTTCTCCAACCACCCGGCGCGGAACTCCGGCGGTAAATGCTTGATAAAGATCCGCGCTTTGTAGAACAAAGATTTCGGCGAATCGAGCTTATCGACGTATTCCTCTTTGCGCGACCCATAGCCGATGACCATGCCGTCGTGGAATACGCAAAGCGCAACGCCGACGCCGACCATGATCCACGACGCGCCAACGTCGCGCGACTTTTCGATGAGGAGCGGTTTGCCGCCGCGCCAGTGCGAATAAATATCGTTGATGCACTCGCGTTGCTTGGGGAACAAGACGAACGGCATCACGGCCGGCAAGCCGCGCTCGATGTTGCGAGGGTCGAACGTGACGCCCCAATCGTTGACGAAATCGGCGGGGTTGTTCGCATAGTGCACGCGGAACGCGGCGAGGAGTCCGGGGTCGTCGCGCAACTTTTGCAACAGGGCGAGGCGTTGCGCGAATACCGGCACGTAATCCGGCGTACGGAAATTAAAACTCATCGACGCGGGTTCCAATGGAGTTCGTAGGCGCGAACGCCCTCGGGTAACTCGTCATCCCAAACGATGACCTCAAGCGCCAAGCGAAGCGTTTCGCCGCGCGACACTCGAACAGCGACGCGGCGCGCGCTGCAAACGTAATAGGTGCGTCCGGTTGCTGTTCGCAGAAAGGAACCGGCGCGCGGTTCGTCGCCCTCCTCGCCGTGCCAGTCGTAGAACAGGCGGCGCGGGCGTTGAATCACTTCGCGCCCATTGCCGCCGCGTACGCCTTCGCCGCCGTCGCCGCGTCGATGTTGCCAACGTCGAGGACCGGGACCGGCGTCGGGTTGTTCGGGTCTCCGCCGTGGAGGTGGCGCTCGGCCATCATGCCGAGATACTTCGCGATGTTCGCGAGCGCGCCGTCTTGATCGCGGAACTTGATCTCGATCCCGTTGTTCGTTTGCTTGATGCCGGCGAACAGCTTCCGCCCGGCCGGGCTCAATCGATGCGTGTCCTCGATGTACGTGTCAACGTAGCCGTCGCCGCCGCAATGCACGCACGTACCGACCGGCGGGAGGTCGCGAACGTAGCCCCAACCGCCGCCCGGGTCGGGCATGGGCTTCGTTGCAGCGCGCGCTGGCTTGCTCGCGTTGTAATCGATCACGCGGGCGCAGGCGATGGCGAACTCCTCCTCGGAGATCCATTGGTATTTATGATCGATCCCGTAGCAGTGGCGACAACAGAATTTGCGCGTTCGGATCAACTCCGACGGATCCGCCGTTGCGATGGTCATCCATTCTTTCAGCACGAACGCCGCGTCGATCATAAGGGCGTCGGCCGCCTTACCGCGTAGCTCGACGATCCTAGCCGCTACCTCGTCACGGCGCGCAAGGGCGCTCGCCGCGTTTTGCTGCGCGGGCGTTGGCGGATCGTCCACGCGATACCCGGCGCGTGCGTAGGCTTCCGACGGTCCTTTGCAAGACGGATCGCACAATGCGACGGCGAACGCCTCTTGTTTGGCGGTGAGTTGGCTCATAGTGTCGATAGCATGGTCGGCCACGATTCCCGGCGTCAAGCGTCACCCGTTAACCCTTCGTGTACCCGACGCCATATCATAATGCGGGTATGTCGTAAGCTATTGATTCTGTTGTCTGTCCTCTACTCTTTAACCCAATACCCTTAATTTAGAGATATATCCAGTGTAATGACACACTACATAGTGCATACATATGATATATGACTGTATGACGCATTTCCTTAGTAGATAGAACCGACGCGGGGGTACGCCAAGTCCTTGATTCGTATAGAACGAACGCGGGTATTGTCATACGCGCGGTTGCGGTGTTAGGATTTCCAACGCTACTCAACAAGGGGATCAACGATCATGACCATGACGCGAGCGCCAGCCGCACAAGCCGGGCTCAATAAATATGACACCGGCAAACCCTGCAAAAACGGTCACCGCGCGATGCGCTACACGCAATCGGGCACGTGCGAGGGATGCTTGCGAGCATCACAACAGCGCGCGCAGGCCGTGCACGCCGCCGGCGCCCCGGAGCGTGCCGCCCGGAAGCAATTCGCCCTCCACGTCGTCTCGGTCGCCGAGCGCGTACCGGATGCGCAGCTAGGATCGCTGCAAACGATGGCCGAGGCGTTGTTGTCGTGCCGCTTCCCATCGCTCGCCGGGCTCGTCGAATTCCGATGCAACCCGCGTCCATGCAAGGCGGTCAGCGGCACCATACAAGCAACGTTCCTCGTGCACGTCGAGGACCGACAGGCATTCCACGGGCTTTGCGATAACGCCCTCCGCGCCGCGAGCATGATCGACGCGCACGGACTCGCCGCACGTATGGAGTCGGTGCAATGATGCGCGGGCACTCGATCACGCCAAGCGACAAAGGTCGGCTCGTGCGCGAGATCCGCGTCGGCGACGAGATCTCGATCAACGGACGCACGGCGCGCATTACCCAAGTATGCGGACCCGATTGCGCGTACGCCGGTTTCGTCGGTAGCGATGGCACCGTCGAGGCCGACATGCGGATCGACGAAAAGGCGTGGCGCGAAGCGTACGCACGCCAACGGGGCTATTGACGCCGCCGTCAATATATGATATGATGCTCGTGTCGTTGGTAATACCGCCGACGACTCACTCAAGGAATCCGAATGGAACTTGCGAGCAATATCCCCACGCACGGGCAACCGGCCCTCGTCCCTCACTTCATGGTGCGCGCCCGCTACACGTGGGGTCGTGGTCCGACCATCGAGGACGCCATTCGCAACGCGAACCTCGCACCCGGTGAGGCGTGCCACGTCTGCCGCACCGACGACAACGCCCAATGCGACGAGATCGCCGGGAACCTGTCTTACAACGCGCGCACGCCCATATGGGAAGGCAAGGTAACGCGCAACGGTCGCGACGTTCGCCTCGTCTCGATCACGCATCCGGGCTATCGCGTGGGCGACGCCACGAGCGCGGAGGACTGGCCGGCATGATTCCATTCCAGCTAGACGACGGCGGTCGTGCCGATGCGGCGTTCAAGGGGGAGGCGGGCGATTGCGTGACACGCGCGGTCGCCATCGCCAGCGGCCGACCATACCGCGAGGTCTACGACGCGTTGAGCGAGATCCAATCGACGTTGCGCAACACGAAGCGTCGCAGTAAAAGCCGCAGCGCGCGAACGGGTGTCTCCACGAAGCGGAAGGCGTTCCGCGATTACATGGCGTCGCTCGGCTTCACGTGGCGCGCGACGATGGGGATCGGTACGGGTTGCACGGTGCACCTCAAGCGAGGCGAGATCCCGGCAACCGGGCGGCACGTCGTGATGTTGAGCCGCCACGCTTGCGCGCTCGTCGATGGCGTGGTGCGTGATGCGTACGACCCGAGCCGGGGCGGGACGCGTTGCGTCTATGGTCTATGGTCGCTCGACCGCTAACCGCAAGGGCGCGCACGCGCGCATGGTGCCGGGAGCAATCGCCGCTCCCGGCTCCTATCGTCGAGGCGTTGGCCCTCCTCAAGCTCGCGCACTCCCCGCCCTTGCGGCGGCTCCCCGGTGCGCCGTGGTGGATCCCCGACCATGACCGACGCTAGCCGCTGGCGGTTCGTCTATTGGCGCGGCCTGTTCGGCTGGAAACGGGCCGACGACCTTCCGCCCGGCGCGGTTGACGTGACGGGGTGTTATTGGGAATTCGTGACGGCGCTCACTATCGACCGGCAAAACGCTATTGACCGCCCCGTCAATAGGGCGTACGATTCACCTCATGGACAAGACGACCGCCATCCTTGAGAAACACCTCGCCGACCTCGACGCGTTGCTCGAACAAGCGCGCGCGATGCTGGCCTAACTCCAACCGCCGCCCGCCTTCGTTCCCCGGGGCGAAT